TTCTCTTGATGGATTCGGCACCGATGAGTTTCTTAAGATTATCCGTTACGTCATTAAAGACGCTAATATTTTCGTCATCTCTCATAAGTCAGACCTGCATGACAAATTCGAAAGTGTCACAAGGTTTGATAAAATTAAAGGTTTTTCTCGTAAGATGTCTTCAACATCACAAGACCAATGAACACTCCAAACTGGCAGCACCACTCTAAAAAAGAACAGAAGCGGAAACTGAAACCGCAAGCACTCCGACAAGCAAAGGCACGTCGCCAAGCACTCAAGAAGCGTCTCTCACGGGACGCTTCTTTTTTATAAATACCTAAAAAGTGTTTTTAGAGATGAACTCCAAGGAATATAAAACCCTTTCTGAAGCTTACGAAAACGTATATCTTAAAGAACAAACATTGGAATTCTGCAATGAGTTCATTTTTGATACTCAAGAAGAGTCTCAATATTTTGTTGATAAACTCTTTGAAGATGAAGAACTAGCAGTAGAGTTCTTTGATGATGTTGCTGAATATGTTCAAGATATTCAACTTCATGAAGACACTTATATTACTGAAGTTAGAGCTGCCCTTATTAAAAAGGGTTTGCAAGTTGCTGGTGGTCTACTTAAAAAAACCACTCCACAATTAAAAGGATTGTCTGCAAAGACACTTACGAAGCAGGGATATCAAGCAGGTGGATTGACCCAGGCTGGTAAGTTGCTTGGAAAGACAAATAAACCAGCACTTGCTACTCAAACACAAGCAATTAGAACAGCAAGATCGGCAAAAGCAGCAACTCCTCAGGAAAATCCTGGAAAGTATTTAAATATGCTTCAGCAGAAAAGAGCAGCAAAATCTCTTCCTGCTGCTGGAGAAACAACTGCTGGAACTTTCAAGGCAACTACAGAGCGTGGTCTTTCTAGAGATAAGGCAGCAAGAGAAGGTCTATCCAATGTTCTTGATACCTTCGGTAAAGGTCTTCAAGGATTTATTAGAAGAGGTTCTGCTCAAGATAAGTTAGCAAGAGCAGCAAGAGGAACAAAAGGCACTGGTGTTAAAATTGGTCAACCTGGAGTAACACCAATTAAGATGGGTAAGGTTCAGGCACCCAAACCAGCACAAGCACCTGTTCCAGAATTCCCTGTTTCCAAATCCACAACAATGGGTAAGGTTCAGGCACCTAAACCAGCACAGGCACCAAAACCTGAGTGGGAACGTGTAAGATCCACAACGATGGGTAAACCACAAACTCCACAACAACCAGCAGCACCAGCACCTCAATGGGGTGGTTCTAAGCAGGCACAAGATATCAAGAGATTTAACCAACTCAATAGGGGTGGTGTTATTGGCGGTACTGCTACGAAGAAAACTCCTAGACCAGCTTTTGGTCCTGAAGCTGGACCATCTCCAGTAGATACTGCTGTAGACAAAGCATTTAAAGGTGGTCCACTAGCAAAGATTGATAAACCATCTGATAGAGTCATTGCTGCTCAATCAAAACTTGCTAAAGCGGCTAAAGGATCTAAGGGTGTTGGACCTGCAACTCCTGTTGGTGCTGGCGGCGGTGCTTTAACTACAACATCAAAATCAACTACTAGTCTTCCTTCTAAAGTTGCTGCTGCTCAAGAAAAACTTGCTAAAGCGGCTAAAGGATCTAAGGGTGTTGGACCTGCAACTCCTGTTGGTGCTGGTGGTGGTGCCTTGGTAAAAACTGCAACACCATCAAAAGGTACTACTGGAACTAAAGCAGGTTCCACTCCTACACCTGTCGCTAGTTCTTCCACTTCGAAAACTGGTATGAAGGGTGTTAAAACAGCATTGGTAGCTTTAGGAAGTGCTGCTGCTGGTCTTGGAATTGGTCTTGGTGCTCGCAAAGGTGAAGGAGAAAATATAAAGTCTGTACCATCTGCACCATCTGGTGGATCAAAACCATCTGCACCATCTGGTGGAACAAAACCACCTGCACCATCTGGTGGATCAAAAGCACCTGGTGGATCAAGATCATCAGCACCATCTGCTCCATCAAAACCATCTGGAGGAACAAAACCAACAAAACCATCAACCACAACTCCATCAGCACCATCTGGTCCTAGACCAATGACAAAAATTGATAGAGATGTTGAAGAACTTATGTCAATGAGAGCTAGATCATTAGATCGTCAGGGAAAAACCAAAGAGGCTCAGGAACTTCGTGCCAACATTGAAAAGAAATATGGTGGAAGAAGTTAATAAAATATAAATATCTAAAAAACTGGAAAAATGAACTCAAAAGATCTTCGTAACCTACAGGAAGCATATGCCAGTATCTATGAAGGATATGGCAAAGAAAAAGAGGAAGATGATGAAATGGATGAGAAGGAAGATGAAGGTGAAGAGGAATGTGTACCAGCTTCCAAAAAGAATAAGCATAACTGCGCCAAAAAAGTCTGCCATGAGCAGTTTGGTGAAGGTGTAACCATTTTTGGTGAACACGCTGAACCAGATGCAGATGGTCATGTAAGTCATTATGATGTCCTGTTCAATCATGGTGTTGAGAAAATGGTTCCAGTAAATGAAATGGAAATCATAGAGAAGAAAATACATCCAGGTCATTGATACCACTTCTCAAACTGGCACATAAGAGGGTCTCACCACCCTCTTTTTTTGTATAATAGGTCCATACGCAACAGACCGATGAACGTTCGCCACGAAATCAAGTCTCAACTTGCCAAACTGCTTGCCACTGAGGACCTGGTGGTGGAGAATAAAAAAGTTGAGACTGCCTGCTTCAATGTCCACACTCGTGTGTTGACCCTTCCTATGTGGGATAAAGCAAGCAGCACTGTTTATGACCTTTTGGTTGGTCATGAGGTTGGACATGCTCTCTATACCCCCGATGAGAACTGGTTGGAGAATCACAAAATTCCACCTCAGTTTGTGAATGTAGTTGAAGACGTTCGCATTGAGAAACTCATGAAGCGTCGTTATCCTGGTCTCTCTAAGACTTTTTATGGTGGATACAAAGAACTTGCTGAACAGGATTTTTTCCAACTAGAAGATGAAGATATTTCTACCTATAATCTTGCTGATAAGGTCAACCTTTATTACAAGATTGGAAATTTTGTTGATGTTCCTTTTGAGGATGACGAAAAAGAACTTGTCTCCCTGATTGGAGAGACAGAAACCTTCGTTGATGTTCTTGCCGCTGCTTGGAAACTTTATAGGTTTTGTAAGCAGAAGCAGGAAGAGGAAATGAAGACTCCTATGGACTCTCTTGAGTCTCAGCAAGGTGGTGGAACTCAACCTGCTTCCGACTTTAGTGAGCAACCACAAGAGGGTGAGGATGGTCAGGAGCAACCTGGTGAAACCGATTCTTATGGTGGCACTGCTGAGCAAGAGCAGCAGAAACCCAGTTCTACTGGTGGTCAAACCAATGAAGAACCTGAAGTCAAAACTATGGAGTCTCTTGAGGAAGCACTCAAAAATCTTGCCAATATGGATGGGTATGAGAACGTTTATCTTGAGTTGCCCAAACTTGACCTGAATAAAATTATTGTTTCTAATTCTGAAATTCATGATAAGTGTAAAGAATACTGGAGCTCTTGGATCGAAGAACGAGAGCACACCTACGAAGAAATCTTTGGTGAAGTTGACAAGAAGTTCTTGGAGTTCAAGCGTTCTGCTCAGAAAGAAGTAAACTATCTGGTTAAAGAGTTTGAGTGTCGTAAGGCAGCAGACTCCTATGCCCGTGCTACTACTGCCCGCACTGGTATTCTGGACTGCACCAAACTTCATACCTACAAGTACAATGAAGACCTCTTCAAGAAGGTTACCACCCTTGCTGAAGGTAAAAATCATGGTCTTGTATTTGTTCTTGACTGGAGTGGTTCTATGAGCGATGTGATGGTTGATACTGTCAAACAACTCTTTAACCTTGTTTGGTTCTGTAAGAAAGTTGCCATTCCTTTTGAGGTCTATGCTTTCACCAGTGATTATCCTCTGGTGAAGTATGACGAAGAGAATAAGGCAACTATCCGTGAACTTGCTTACAAGAAGCGCGATGGTTTGGTTCAGGTTGGCGAGTGGTTCTCTCTCATGAATATGCTCACCAGCAAGACTAATGGTAAAGCACTGGAAGAACAGATGAAGAACCTGTTCCGTCTTGCTCACGCTTTCCGTTGGAATTCTTTTGTTCGCTACAATATTCCTTACGGCATGAGTCTTTCTGGAACCCCCTTGAATGAAACTCTTGTTGCCCTTCATGAAATCCTTCCCAAGTTCCAAAAGGAAAACAAACTCCAGAAAGTTCAGTGTGTCATCTTGACCGATGGTGAGGCAGCAATGCCTAAGTATCACCGCGAAGTCCAGCGTCGTTGGGAGGAAGAACCTTTCATGGGAACTGCTTACATTGGACCTAATTCTTTCCTTCGCAATCGTAAAACTGGTATTACCTACTCTCTTGATTGTGAGTGGTATGAGTTTACTGATATTCTTCTTCGCAATTTGCGTGATACTTTCAAGGATATCAACTTCATTGGTATTCGTGTGCTTGAGTCTCGTGATGCTGGAGGTTTTATTCGTCGTTATTGTGGATACTATGGTGATGAGTACATAACCACTATTGCAACTTGGAAAAAAGAAAAAGCCTTCACTATCAAGAAGTCTGGATATCATTCTTACTTTGGTATTTCTGCTAATGCTCTTGCTCAGGATGCTGACTTTGAGGTTGCTGAGGATGCCACTAAGACTCAAATCAAATCTGCATTTGCCAAGAGTCTCAAGTCCAAGAAAATGAATAAGAAGATTCTTGGGGAGTTTGTAGAACTTGTTGCCTGATAAATATCTAAAAGTATTCAATAAAAGCAATGTCTAGATTTGGAGAACTAATAGGAGGTAATGCACCTGCTCCTAAACCAGTAGTAGAAGAGGCACCAACTCCCGCTCCAGTTCCAGAACCTGTAATAGAGCCACCTGCTCCAAAACCAGAACCACTTTCTCCACCTGCACCATATAAGTCTCATAAAAAGGCTCTTCGTAGAAGTGGGAAGTGATACTTCTTGTTTGATCCAATTTGTTAACTGTCCACTGGGGGTCCTTTCGACCCCCTTTTTCGTATATAATAACTTCAGTTGAAAAACACAACAAAAACAAATGACCATCTCCGCTGACTACATCATTACTTCTCTTCAGGCAGTTTATGGGGAGTCTGTTACTGCTGCTGATATTCGTGGATGGTGCGCTATGAATGGTTCTAACTACCAGACTATTACTAAGAAACTGGATCAGTATAAAACTGGTCGTGGCAAGTGGAACCTGACCATCCAAGAGGCACGAGAGCAGTTTGAGCAGGTTGTAAAAGCACCTGCTGCACTTCCTGCTGTTGAACAAAACCTTATTCCTGAAAAAGATGATACCTTCGTCAAGTTTGGTAACTTTAACGATATTCGGAAAATTATTGAGTCCCGTCTTTTCTACCCCACTTTCATTACGGGACTTTCTGGTAACGGCAAAACTTTTTCTGTTGAGCAAGCTTGTGCTCAACTGAAGCGTGAATTGATTCGTGTAAATATTACGATTGAGACTGATGAAGATGACCTTATCGGTGGTTTTAGGCTTGTTGATGGGAACACTGCATGGCACAATGGTCCCGTCATCGAAGCACTGGAGCGAGGAGCAGTCCTTCTCCTGGACGAAATCGACTTGGCTTCCAATAAAATCCTCTGCCTTCAGTCCATTCTAGAAGGCAAGGGTGTCTTCCTCAAGAAGATCGGTCGCTGGGTGAAACCTGCTGCTGGGTTTAACGTCATTGCCACTGCCAACACCAAGGGTAAAGGTAGCGACGATGGTCGCTTCATCGGCACCAACGTTCTCAATGAGGCATTCCTTGAGCGTTTCCCTGTGACCCTTGAGCAAGAATATCCTTCTCCTAAGATCGAGCAGCGTATTCTGGAAGGAGTTTCTCTGGACCTTGGAGTGGAAGACCGCGACTTCTGCAAGCGTCTGACTGACTGGGCAGACATCATCCGCAAGACCTTCTACGATGGTGGTATTGAGGAAATCATCAGCACCCGTCGCCTGGTCCACATCATCCGTGCTTACAGCATCTTCCAAGACAAGGCAAAGGCAATCCAAGTGTGTGTCAATCGCTTTGATGATGAAACCAAGCAAGCATTCCTGGAACTCTATGACAAGGTGGATGTTGACTTCCAACTTCCTCAGGATCGTCAAGAACTTGACCCCCCTAACACTTTCTGATATAATTGGGGGAGGTAAAAATCCGCCTCCCTTTTATCATGGACGAATATCCTTATTCAATCAACGACTTTTCCATTAATATGACTAATATGATTCCAAGTTCTCCAGCAACACCTTGGAAGTTCAATGAAGAAGAAATTGTAAAAGAACTTCTTGAATACATCCGTGGCACTTATACCCAGCATTATTCTGCTGGTGACCAAAAGATTCAAACGCTTGACTTGATTGAAGCGTGTGGCGATGGTGAGGCATTCTGTCGCAGCAATATCCTCAAGTATGCTTCCCGTTATGATAAGAAGGGAAGTGCCCGCCGTGACATTATGAAGATTCTGCACTATGCTGTTCTTCTGCTAAACTTTAACGATAAGAATGCCGTTCGTGAAACCTACAACCAATGAGCAATATGAAACTCTCTGACAATACCCTGACCATTCTCAAGAACTTTGCGGGTATCAATAACTCTATTCTTGTTAAAGAGGGTAACCGCCTTCGCACTATCTCTGTTGCCAAGAACATTCTGGCAGAAGCAGATATCACTGAAGAGTTTCCCCGTGACTTTGCCATCTATGACCTCAACCAGTTTCTGAATGGTCTGAGTCTTCATGCTGACCCTGACCTCGATTTTAAAGAAGAGTCCTATCTCAGCATTCGTGAAGGTAAGCGTCGTGTGAAGTATTTCTTTGCTGACCCCAATGTTATCATTGCTCCTCCTGAGAAAGAAATCAATCTGCCTTCTCAAGATGTTTGCTTCCAACTGGATAGCACTTCTCTGGAGAAACTGGTGAAGGCAGCAGCAGTTTATCAACTACCTGACTTGTCTGCTATTGGTGAAGCAGGTGTTGTTAAACTGGTTGTTCGTGATAAGAAGAATGATACTTCTAACGAGTATGCCATTGTTGTTGGTGAGACTGATCAGGAGTTCACCTTTAACTTTAAGGTAGAAAACATCAAGATCATTCCTGGTGCCTATGATGTTGTTGTGTCATCTAAACTGCTTTCTCAGTTTACCAACACGAAATACAACCTGACTTACTACATTGCTCTGGAACCCGATTCTACTTTTGGATGATGGAATTTCTTTTGTACTTGACTCCAGTTGGAAACCAAATTGTTAATAACTTGGTTTCCGCTAAGGTTCATATTTACGAAAATAGTGGTCGATGCCAGGTAGAAAGAATCTTCGGACACTTTTCTTCCAATAAGTTAACCATTTGTACAGATAATATCGTTCGAATGGGATATGATCCATATCACTATGTAAATGAAACTCTATATCATGAATCAGTACATGCTGCCCAAAGTTGTAGATCGAGAAAGTATCTTGGGTTTACAAAGACGCTGGGAATCTCAAGACAAAGTATGTCCCTTTCTTACAGTAAAGAAAAGGATGTTAAAAAATCTGTAGCAGCAAATGGAAATATTTTTTCCTCTGGTACAGAGTATGAAGCGTATTATCTTGAAGATAAACCACAACAAGTTTTAAAATATGTAAAAAAATTCTGCTTTTAATGAAACATATTCTTTTTACCCTTAAGGGTTGTCCTGCAGATATCTTGGATGACGAAGAAAAAGTCACCAATGCTCTTTCTGAAGCAAGTAGGAAATGTGGATCAACTCTTTTGGGTATGACTTCACATAAGTTTCACCCACAAGGTGTTACTGCTGTTGCTCTTCTTGCTGAGTCTCATATTTCTATGCACACTTGGCCAGAGAAAGGTATGGCAGTATGTGACGTTTTTACTTGTGGGGATCACACAACTCCTCAAAAGGGTGTAGAATCCCTTTATATAAGCATGAGGGCAACCGATATGGTTTCTAACGAATTTACCAGACCATTGGAATGAACGCAAACACACTGAGGATTTGGGGAAGTGTTTTACTTATTTGTGGTTATTTTGTATTGCTTTATGTGGATGTACGACTGGGTTGCACAATTCGTTTAGTTGGCAACTTGGTTATGATACCCTTTGCAATAAAAATCAAAACTTGGGACATCGTAATCCTTGAGTCATTTTTCTCTGTTATTGATGCCTCTAAAATTATTCAACTATCGTTATGAAAGATTGGAATACCATTTTTAATAACCTGTCTGATGCTGAGAAAGACAAAGTTGCCGTCCTTCGTGTGATGGAATGTGCTAACGGAGTTATGCAACACGCTTATAGGGAGGGGCAAATTTTTGCCTACTCCACCTATGAGACACGCAAGGCAATGAAGTTCAGTATGTCTTGTATGAAGAATATGTCCATTCCTTTGAGGGAAGAAACTATTACATTCGAACCAGACACTGAAACCCTATTGAGGGAAGTTAGAGACCTCTATATCAGTGGTTTTAAGAATGGAAATGATGAGGACCTGGAAGAGTTTATGATTGTTTCTGGTGCTTGTATTCGTGCCCTTGGTAAGGATCGAATTGTTAAAGCAAAAGACATTCTGGCACAAAACACCACCGATATTCCACTTCAGGCATTAGACTGGGGTGTAAGATACATCAACCAGTTCTTCCAGTGAATATCTTTGTCACGAACCCTTTCCCTGCCGAAAGTGCTATCTGCCTTCCTGACAAGCACATTGTCAAGATGCCGCTTGAGTGCTGCCAGATGCTTAGCATTATTGCTTCTCCCTGGTATCAGGATTATGGGGTTCTTCCCAAGCAAGACGGCACTTCCTACAAGACAGAAAAGGGAGCATTCCGCAACCACCCCTGTACAAAATGGGCGGCAGAGACGGTGGACAATGCCTATTGGCTCATCAAGTGGGGATTGAACTTGTGTCAAGAGTATACTTTACGTTATAATAAACAACACTCCTGTGAAGGGACACTGACTCATGCTTACTACCTTTTCCCCAAAGGTAAACTAACAGAAGTAACTCCTTTCGCACGAGCAATGCCTGAGGAATACAAGTTTGATACTAGTATTTCTACTTTTGACGCTTACAAAATATACATTGCTTCAAAACCTTGGGTAAAAGACAACTACCTTCGTATGCCACAACGTAAACCAGAATGGGTATGAACTACCAGAAAGGTAATGTTTTCCTTGACAAAGATACGCACAAGTTGTATATTTTTGATGGGAAAGAATGGTGGGAGATTGTCCCCAGTTCTTATTTGAAAAAACCTGATTGGACTTGATTATGAAAAGTGATTTTATTTGGGTGGAGAAATACCGCCCTAAGACTATTGAGGATTGTATTCTTCCAGAGTCTACTAAAAGTATGTTTCGGGAGTTTCTAAATAAAGGCGAAATTCCTAATATGCTTCTTGCTGGTCCTCCTGGTATTGGTAAGACCACTGTTGCTAAGGCTCTATGTAATGAACTTGGAGTAGATGTATATGTCATCAATGGATCCGACGAAGGTAGATTCCTTGATACTGTCAGAAACAATGCGAAGAACTTCGCTTCGACCGTATCACTTTCGTCAGATGCTAAACACAAAGTCGTCATCATTGATGAAGCAGATAACACAGGGAACGACGTACAACTCCTCCTACGGGCGTTTATTGAGGAGTTTGCTGGTAACTGCCGCTTCATCTTCACCTGCAACTACAAGAACAAAATCATCGAGCCACTCCACTCCAGGTGTGCCGTTGTTGACTTCTCCATCAAAGGGAAAGAGAAAACCGCATTGGCAGGACTTTTCTTCAAGCGTCTACAGGACATCCTGGATGCGGAAGGCGTCCGATTCGATCAAAGAGTACTTGCAGAGCTTATCAACAAACACTTCCCAGACTGGCGAAGAGTCCTCAACGAGTGTCAACGATATTCAGTAGGGGGTGAAATCGATTCTGGTATTCTTGCTACTTTTTCCGATGTTGCCGTAAATGATCTCATTAAGAATCTCAAAGAAAAGAATTTCTCAGAAGTCCGTAAGTGGGTGGTCGCCAACCTTGACAACGATGCTTCTGTTCTACTTCGCAGGGTTTATGACGCCTGTTATGGTTGCCTTTCACCCGCGTCTATTCCTGCTGCCGTTCTTGTTATTGCTAAGTATCAATACCAATGTGCGTTCGTGGCTGACCAGGAAATAAATATGCTTGCTTGTCTGACTGAACTTATGGTGGAGTGCGAGTTCCGATGAAGAATCAACATCAAGTAAAAACGCACTGGTATTACTGGTTCTGGGGTGTTTGTGCCGTTGCCGTAGTGAGTGGGCAACTCTATGTTGGGTCTGGTTATCGTGAGATGGCTGAAGCAACCAAGTCTACTGAAATTTCTGTGAGGTGTATTAATGGGTCTGCTACAAATTGATTTTAAAAGTCTCAAAGAAGTCCCAGTAAAGACTACTCCTGAGAATGTAAGAGAGGCAAATGAGGCACT